TATTGCTCCGCTTTATTCTTAGGAAGGTTACCTACATCAATATAGAAAATTCTTCTTTCTGGTGCTCTTGATAATCTATAGATTACCAGAGAGTCCTCAATCATTCTTAGCTGATTGACTGCTTTAATTGCTTTATGTAAGTGTGATAAAACTAGATTCTTATTTAAATCTTGGACACCTGAGTGAACATAACAAATAGAATCAGGTGCAATTTTCATTCCCTGATTAGTACTATTCCTTAAACCTTTAGGATTATAAAGGAAATACTCAGCACTCTTTTGAGTTAGTTGAGTGTTAAGATCTTGAGTACGTAACTGTTGAGGATTCTTTGCTTCATATTCAGTTACCTTACGAATCTTACGAGGGTCAACATACCTTAGTTCTGTTAATCCTTTTCTTGGTGCCTTAGGGTCAATAACCTTATGAAAAAATAATCTCCCATCAACATACCAGCGACGGAAGATTTCGTAAGATCTATTATCAAAATCAAGTAGTCGAAGAACTTCATCAAATTCTTCACGGATTAACTTCTTGATTTTTTCAGATGTTTTTAAGTTTGATAATTCTACAGAGACGGGAACGTCATCAAAGTTACCACAAATGGTTTCATTAACAACATCATCAACAGCACTATCACATTCTGGGTTGAGAACCATTTCCCTGTAACGGGTTATTAGTTCATACTCATTACGTAACTGACCATCAAAGTCAACAGAATAGCCATAGTAACCGCCTCCTACTACAGGTTGCGATCCATCTAAGCTATCTTTCTGAACAAAAGAAGGTCCCTTAGGAACCTTCTTTGCCCTCTCTAAACTAAATCCAAAGAGTTGCGACATTCTAATTAAAAAATTGGTCCTGACTTATTTAGGCAGTTTCCTATTGGGCACTTACGTCAAAAGGTGTCCAGTACTGTGTCTGTAGTTCAACAGTGAACTCCTCAATCGCATCGTTGTTACCGAAATCAAGATCGATAGCAGCAATACTAGATGGGAATACGTTGTAGAACTTATAGGACTTAATGATTTTTGGAGTGTCACCGTCCTTAACATCTCTTGCTAGTTGATGCACCAACATGTCAGCAAAGTAACCTGTTGCATCATCCTTGTCACCTAATCCTTTAGCAGAAGTGAAGTTTTCATTGTATGCTTGGATTGAAGATGCCCAGAGTTCAAATGCACTTCTGATAGCAAATCCGCTATCATTCTGAACAGTAATTGTCCAAGGTTCAAAGGTTCTATCTCCAGCAATCTTAAGCACCCTTCCTCGGAACGGAACTTCTATAACACCAACCTGAGAAGCAGGGAGGTTTGCTGCACGAACAGTGAACTTTGCCAAGTTTACAATACTTGCATTATTAATAATTCCTGATGGAAAGTTAATATCTACTTGGAATAAATTAGGACGTGCAAAGTCGCCAGCGACATTTGCCTTAAAGTCATCAATTGTTCCTCTTTTTGCCATGATTGTTCCCAGAAATTCCGTGTTGTTATTATTTAGAAAAACGCAGTTTTTCAGCATAAAAAAGAGACCCCCTAAGGGGTCTCTTCCATCTCGAACTCAGAGTTATTTAGCTCGCTACTTCCGTGAATGCAACACCAGTTCTGGTTGCTACGAATGTTAGAGTGATGTAGTTAATCGTGCGAGTTGGTTTCACGAAGATCTCTGCGTAGAACTCACCACGGTCAACAGCCTCAGCTGGGTTGTTGTCTGTGTCACACTTGACTAAGAAGTCAGTTACACCACGACGACCTTGTACGTCACGGAGATATGGTTCAACAATATTGAGGAATAATGCTCTTTGTGACTCATCGTTTTGCTCGAAGAGTTGTGACTTAGCAGCACCAGAGATAACTCTCTCAATAGTTAGGAACAAGCGACGAACGTTAATTCTATCGAATGCAGATGCATATCCAAGACCAGTCTTGTCACCGAATAGTACCACACCCTGTCCAGGGAAGGATACGATTGGGTTAACTCTCTTAGAGTATAGTTGATCTCTTTCAGTCTTGTTAGGTGAGTATGCAAGTTTAATTGCATTTCTCAAGATACCACGTTGGAAACCAGCAGGTGAGAACCAAGGTTCAGAAACCTCACTTGTTTGTAAGCAAAGACCAGCAACGTCACCGTTACAAGGAACGTAACGATAAACATCATTGTACTTGTCGTAGATATACTTGTAACCAGAATCAAATACAGTATAAGAAGAACTTGGAAGTTGATCAAAGAACTTAGTAATGTTATCTGTTATTGTAGTTCCGTTTGATAGTCCAACAATATTTGCTCTACGTGGAGAAACAAATGCAAGGCAATCACGACGCTCTTCTACAATGTTTGTGATTGAAGTAACTTTAGCAACACCAGCAGCATCATCAACACCAGTAGGACCAGTGAGGATGTAATCGATTGTTTGTGACTCAGGGTCAGAAACTAAACCATATGCAGTTGCGAGATCCGCATTAGTGATTGTGTAGTTACCACCAGAAGATGCATAGTCAGCACCACCTGTAAGTCTATAGTAGTAAGTTGCGTTGTTATCAGATCCAACAGTTGTGCGTCCTGCAGGATAATCTTGTGTACCAGCAGTAGAACGTAGTAGGTTGAATTGACGAGCAGCTGCGGTTTGTCCCCAGTTACCATCTGAAGCAGTTGAAGTTGCAGCAAATGTTCCTGTCTCGTGCTCACCCCAATAGATGTACTCAGAACGTTGCTTAATAACTTCTACGTAGTAGTTAGTCTCACCAACAGATGTCTTAGCATCAGATGCCTTAGAGACATTTACAAATCTTTCAAGAACAGCACCAGCAGTACCAGTGATCTTACCATCAACGTCAATTACAACAACATGAATTTCATCATTTCTTCCACCAGCAGCATTAGCATATAGTGAAGTGCCTGGACGTGGAGCAACGTTTAACCATTTTACACCAGGAAGATACTCACGCTCGTTATACTCATCTCTTACAGAAGATATAGCAACAGCAGTTGAGTTAGTATCAGCAACACTATCAGTTGCTTTAAATGCAATCTTATCTTTATCTCCAGCGATATACAAACGACGCTCAATACCAGAAGTTGCGATATCAGCAGTGTTTGTTCCTTGAGTGATTGTCTGACCATCAGCAATGATACCAGTTACACCACCTGAAGGAAGTGAAATCTCAAGATACTTATTACCTGGATCCCATGCCTCAACAGTAACAGCTTCATTAGAACCACCAATACTAATTGTAGTAGAAACGCCAGGAGTAAAGTCACCAACAATATTAGTAACAGTCAATCTAATAGCATACTTAAATACTTTACCTCCAGCACCTGAAGTAGCACTTACAGCAGCATCAGCAACAAACTCATACTCGTTACCTGAACCAGGAGCAGGGATAACACCAATCTGATCAGCACCTGCGTCTGTTACAAATATACCAACTGAGTTACCTTTTGATCCAGCAGTTCTTGCTATCCACTTAAAGTTATTATTCGATTCTTCAATATTTGTTTCGTAGTCCTGTAAATTCTTAACTAAAGCAGCAGTACCAGAATCAACAGCATTCTTTAATGCTGTAGAAGTAACACGAATGGTTTTTAGTAAACCACCATACGCAAGATATTGAGCAGCAGTGAACCAGTACTCATAGTTGTTGTCGTTTGGTTTTCCGAAACGCTCAACAAGTCCTCTCTCGTTCGAGATATTGATAATCTCTTCTACTGGACCTAGTTCAAACGGTGCAGCAATAACTCCCACGTTTGCTGTTGACAGGGTAGTGATAGTGGTCAGGTCTCTCTCCTGTACTACTACACCTGGCGATGATTGATTGGCTGCCATGATTGTAAAACTCCTAGTATGCTGTCAGCTTTTGTCTGTGATTATTTATATTTTTGAATACTCACCTGAAGTCTAACATGTGCTGGACATCTCCGTATTCCGCGATCTCCCATCTCTCTCCTTGAGCGTCAACAAATGTCTCTTCTTCTTGTCCATCCATAATGAATCCAAACGGTGCCATATCTTGTTCTATAGCATCTCTTTGATCCGCATATATTCTTGCTCGGACATCATTATCATGCATCTCTTTAAAGTATTCTTGCATGGCCATCCATGCAAACATAACCAAGCACATAGCAAGATCATCATGACATCCATCCTCTGCCTGAAAACTATTACCCTTTTGAATAAAGGTTGTTAATTCTGCAATAGTATCATAATCAGATATATGCAACTTATCTTCTTCAATCAATGCTTTAAGATTAGAACATCCAACTTGCTTTGTAGCAGTTGACATCTTAACTCCTAACTGTGTCTTCTTACCTGAGAACCCTTGTCCTAACTGTTGACCTGCTCTACCTCTCATAGCAGCCATCAATAAGTTCTCATACTCCAAATCAAATTGAATTATATCTGCAACTTGACCTCCTATATCATTTACTTCACATAAAATATATGCATTATTATAATTCTTAGCGACATCTACTATGATATTGGGAAATACAATTGGTTTAATTTCATTGTTTTTATATCTTGCTACCATTCTATATGGTATCTCAGTAGTATCCAATACAACAAAAGCAGATGCATCTCCACCAATACCACGAGATACGTCAACAGTTAAAATATAATTATGCTCTTCTTTAACATCCTCATATACTGCAAGACCTCTATTCTGTCTTAATGGATCTTCATATGGCATTACTCTTAACTTACTTGCTGATATTAAAGTGTCAACAGATCCTAAAAATTCACACTCAAACTCAACTTTAAACTGTGCCTCTGATGTATTAGCAATAGTCTGTTCTTTCCATGCATCATCTCTACCAGGAACTTGAGACCAATGAACATCAGTAGTCACATATTCATTCTTCTTTAACTCAGCATCATGCCAGAGTTTGTAGAACATATTCATCCCATGTGGGGTAGATATGATAATAACTTTAGTTTTCTTACCAGAAGATACAGTAGGATAGACAGAACTAAAGAACTGTTCAGCGATATGATTCGGAACGAAAGCGAATTCGTCCAAAAATATGATATTAAACGACATACCCCGCACAGCAGATGCAGAAGTAGAAGCAGCAAGGATTTTACTTCCATTCTCCAGTTCCAAAGATCCTTTGTTCCATCCGAGGATTCCTTGTTGGAGCCATTTAGGGAGGTTTTCATATGATAATTGTAATCTTTGTAGCATCTCCCTTGCAGTAGCAGCCTTGTTAGCAAGTATTGCTACGTTTACATTAGGATTGAATAGAACATACCAAAGAAGATATGAAGTAACAATGGTAGACTTACCAGACTGCCGTGGTAGTTTTGCTATGTTAAATCTATTCTCATGAAACTTTGTGACCATCTTTTCTTGGAAGTCGTACATCCTGAATGGTATTACACCTTCATCAAGAGATACAATCCTTACATACTTCTGTATGAAATATACAGGATCCTCAGCACACTTTAAAAACTCAGCAACTTGCTTCTTAGTGAAGTTCTGAGCAACGTTTGCCTTTTTAAGATTAGGATTACCTAAGTATACTTCTTGTGCTACTGCCATTATTTTGCTTCTTGAATTGCTTCTTTAATTACAGTCTTTAATTGTCTTAATTTCTTTTTACCAAGACCTGCTCTTGTATCTATCTTAACTTTTAACCAATATACAAAGGCAAGTACCAGTATAAATTGGATACCTTCACCCCATGATAAGTCCCATGCTTCATTAAGATTTAATGATGCAGCAGCAAATGTGTTTAATAAATTCATTTTTCAGCAGCGTATAATGCAAATGTAGAAGTAGTTATAACAGTCATCATGTTAGCAATATGCTGCTTCACATCAGAGTCACATTTCTTACCAGGCATAAAACAACCAAATATTGTTGCTGCTACTATTGCCAATTGAAAAAATATAACAAACCTTATAAGGTCAATGACTTGTTTCTTAGTATTACTATCCTTCATTCAATGTGCCAAAAGATCTACGTATCTCACGTAGTTCTTCAAAGTCTTTCTTTTTAGTACCACCATCATATGCCCAAGCATACCCTTCGGTGATCATCTGTTCGTTTAATGAAACAGAAGCATCGCCAATGTAGAGCCAACCAAGAAGCCTACCATACTTCCCAACCCCACCAACAAGTTCTGTTCTAATAGTGAGTTCTTCATCACCCTTGATCGTTTCTGTAAGTTTGTCCTTCATCCAGTTCGTAGCGTCCAGGCCCAGTGCTTTCTCTTCTAAGTCCCTCGTCCTCTTCTCTGGTGTGTCCACACCTGCAATTCTTACCCGTTCTTTCTTGTATAAATCGAATCCAAGATCTATGGTGACATCTATCGTGTCCCCGTCCAGCACCTTGTTTATCTTCGTCACTCGGAAGTTGTAACAACTCTTCCGACTTGGTGGTGTCATCGCTCCCATCTAGTTCGTACTCCGTAAGTGATCTATTTATAGATTCCTCAATGGGAGTACGATTCTGCTCCGATTGCCAGTCTCTCATCTCCTGAATCATTTGATTCGGAGTTATGTTCATTATTAATGGGGTTAGGATTCCAATCATCGTATTTGAATATCCAGAATATTGTAACACCTACCCCTACTAAAAGTAAAGCAAGCATAATATTTATTGACCAAACTACCTCACTCAACGTGTATCACCCCCTTCATACCCGCACCAGCATGAGGATCACACTGAAATTCATAGTCTCCTGCCTCTGGGAATGTAACAGGGAACTGTTCACCACTCATAAATGCTAAGTCAGTATGAGATAATTCTTCATGACCTGCAAATACTACATTGTGAGGAGGTAACTCACCATTCACAAATGTAACTGTATCACCTACACTAACGGTAAGTTCATTAGGTTCAAAGATTAAATTACCACCTGAACCCATTTGTATCTCAGCAGCATATGCTGATGCTGCTAATGCGAATGATAGGAATAGGGATGATAGCATTATAGTAAGTCTGCTCATCCACCACATGATTTCATCTTTCATAATGTCTCCTTAGTAGCGTAATCAATAAAATGAGGATGCTCCTTTAAATAAGGAACATCCTCTTTACTGTGTTGAATTGCTTCGTATGCATCTACTGCGTATTCGCAGATCTCATACTTATGGTGCTCTACGTCGTGATAACCGACGGTATACTTGGTCTGGGGCATGATAGTTTCAATCCCAAATTAGGTAATTATTTATTATAGCGAATAAGTATAATTAACTACTATTATCCTCCTTTGCACACAATCGATCATAATGATCTGGGTGACTATATGGTTTCAAACCTTTGTCTTCTTGTTGCTTAGCCTGACGGTTTAAGAGCTGCCTATAACGATCCAGCTCTTCCCTGTACTTCTTTTCAGAATCAGTCATTTAATTGTACCAAATAAGTTTACTTGTAATGGTACGCTGGTTTAGAAGTCTTCTTAGGTAATTTTCCTGACCTGATTTTTGTTCCAGAGGTTTCTCCGTCTCCCTCCTTGTGTTTTCCTGGTTTGGACTTACCTAAATTTACTGATTTGCCTGGTTTCTTGGATTGAGTGTCATGTAATCTTGCAGGTTTGTCCTTATCTTTGGTGATAACTGACTCCTGTCCATGTTTCCGTCCGAGTCGTCTCATAACTTTACCAAACCTACGCTTGCTCATCTTATCTGGTTTGCTTGTTTGGTAAGAAACTTCTCTTCCAGTCCCTTCTTTTCCACCATCGGATGTATATTTGTATTCACCTACACCCTTTTTGTATCCAATCCCCTTTTTCTTTAAATCTTTTTCAAGACCTTTACGCTTCTTCCTATTATCTTTTTCAGAGCTACCACGGTCTGCAGATATATTACCAGTCGTTTTTGTCTTCGACTTAGTTAACATTCTTGTAGTTGGGTTGCCTTCAACGAGAGCAATAAAGTCTTTATAATACATAACTTTGTTATTTTCTTTTTGTGCTAACTTATTGGCAGTAGCATACATTACTTGCTTCGCATCCTTTCCATAACGAGATTTGAAGTCTTTGGTACGACGTTTCATACCTTTGACTATCTTCTCTGCCTTTTGGTTAACCAGAGGCATATTAGCCTCCTACCACTTGAACTTCCTCTACGATAACCGCACTTGTTGCAGCAGTTATCTTAACACAGCGTTGGACTAATGCTTTCTTACCTGATGACCAAGTATAGTCTGCACTAGCAGAAGATGAATCTATATCGGTAGTGAGCATGTTAGCAAAGTTAGCTGCAGTAATCTTTTTACCAGCAGTTCCTGCAGATAAGAAGTTACTATCAATTGTCGGAGATGTGCTATCATCAACAACAGCAATATAATCTCCTACTGAGAATGGATGGTTGGTAGAAGTATCTTGGATATGTTCTCCAACATAATAATCTCCAGTAGCATCAGAGACTGCTTTTATAACTTTTGCTTGACCTGGTTTACCACCTTTAATAAGAATGAATTCATTCTGTACTAGTGTTATTGCTGCACCTCCATTAAAGGAAACTGTAGCAGCACCTGCGGTGGAACCTACTCTATAAAAACCAGTTTGTACAACCTGATATTCAGATTGACCTGCTGCTATAGAGTTAGTACTCAATACGTTTAAAACTGTCATTGTCGTGTCTATGTAGTTTCTTCTGACTTATTTATATTTTTTAACATCTTTTGAAGATCAGATGTACTCCCAACGAACATCGCATTGGTAGTATTATTAGTAACTTTCTTTTCTTCTGCGTCTAATTCTTTCATCTTTCTCTGCAGATCAATCAACTTTTCAGTAGTGTCTGCAACGTTTTTGATCATTAAAGCAGCAACTTCATATGCTCTTGGGTGATCACTACTCTGTGCAACCTCTAAGATACCGTCTACTGCCTCTTGTCCTTTAGATACAAGATTATGCATTTGTGCACGTGCAACCTCATAGTCATGCTTTACATCAGGAGTTTCACTCTTCTTGAGTTCCGTCTTGACACTTTCTACATGCTTTTGTAATTCAGATGGTTCATCACCAAATGCTTTATCTAATCCACCAAACATATCTGCCATAATTAAATTGCCTCATCTGCACCACTTACAGGGTTACGTTTCTTCATATCAGTGAAGTCAGAATATAGTTCACCGAATCCAAAGTCATCATCAGAATCTACTAATGCATGATCAGCAGCATCTATCTTAAGGATACTTGCACCAGCAGTTGCAGCAGCAATAGTACTACTATTCCATCCACGTGAAACATGTACTGTGCTACCAACTACTCTATTGATATGCATTACCTCAGTACCAATTTGTATATCATCTCCTTGTGCAAGACCTGATACACTTCCTAATGTAAGGATACCATCAGTAAGATCAATAGCATTGGTTAATGTAGTTATTGCAGCAGCATCTCTGTCTACCAATGAAGTAGGTGTAACTGTATAACGTCTTTCTCTTGGTGCTCTTGTTGTATTGACAGATGAATAAGTATCTGTAATAACCTTTCTGATAACCTTGCTGTCTGTAACAGGACCGTATAGGTATGTCTTGGCAGTAAATGATAAAGTATAAACTATTGCTCTACGTTGAGTAAAGTCTCCTTCATAATCATCTTGGTAATCTATACTGTTTAAAACTACAGGAACATCTTTAATTTCTCCTACCGTTGTTAGTAGTTTAACCGCAAGATTATAATGAGGTTGAAAGTATGGTAAAATCTGTTCTAAAATCTGTAATCCATCATCCTGATTTTTTGATATAATTGCTAATTCAAATCCAATATTATATGGTACTGGCATGAAAACATTCTTGTTCTCATCAGTATCTTTTTTAAATTTAATCTTTTGTGTAGGTGATACCTTTCTACCAGGATCATAATTTACCCCAGTAATCTCAAATGACAATCTTGGTAATGTAATCTGAACCCTTTTATTTGTAGGATCAGGAACTTGATCTAAACGTGCTAAGAACTTCTGTTGAGGTCCATAAGCAAGAGGAACTTTCATAACCTCATCTTGTCGTCTGATCTCTATATTATTGAATAGAGTACCAAAGGCAACAATGGTCTTGCGAAATATTTCGTTATAACTATAAGTTCCAAGCATTAGATTGATAAGTCAGTTGAACTGCCAACAGTTCCAAATGGGTTGGCCTCAGAGAAGTCAATGATGTCATTGTCAGCTTGTTCAAACTGATAACTCTCATCATATTCACTATTTTTATTATCGATAGTATTATATGTAGCCGTTGTCCAAGATGCACTTGAAGTACCACCTGTCAATGTTTCTGGTACTGTAAATGTACCAGAACGATTAATAACGATAAGTGTTCTTGTAGCAGCATCCCAAGACTTAACCTCAGCAGTTACATTAGAACTACCTCCAGTAACTGTCTCACCAGCAGTAAAGTCTCCACTACCACCAGTAGCAAGACCAACTGTAATTGCATTAGCAAAGGCAGTCTCTATAGCATCCAGAGCAGCAATACCAGTGTCAATCTCCTCGTCACTGTACTCGAAGAGTTCACACTGACATTCCCAAACGTATCCTTTACCTAACTGATAGAAAGGACGTTCTACCTCTACAAATTGTATTTCAAATAAATGCTTTGTTATTGGGAACCAAATTAGATCCCCCTCATTTGGTCTTCCCTCGACATTAAGTGTTGTAGAGTCATCCACTTTTTCTTTAAACTTTTCACGGGAGAATATAAACGTTGTTTTATCTTCGATGCGTACTCCGAATTTGCTAAGTAACTCGCCTTGGCCTTCCCATCCTTCGACATTATTGACATATGCTCTGATTGGTTTTGCCGATTCAAATTTGCCGTCCGAATCTTCTCCAAAGATTGTGTCACGATTGACGACAGTTCTCGGTACATAATATATGTCTTGACCATAAATTTCAATGCTTTCTACGATAAGGTTTTCTATAAATTTTTGTTCCTGAGCAGAACCATTAATGTTTAAACGTGCAGAATTTGAGTAATCTGACTGTACATAGTCCTGTGCTGGCGAGTTAGAAATTGCCATAGTTTATCCAATCAAGTCTAACGGTGGTAATTCATAACGATCACGTAGTTCTTTTTCAAGATCTAACTTGAATTGACTGCCATCCTCAAGAATCTGACGACCATTGAGTGTTACACCACCCAACATTTGAATGCCGTCATACTTACTTAGGTTACGTCCCCATTGCTGTTGGAACAATGCTTCAACGTAATCTTTTAGCCAATTGTCATTAAACATACTAGTGTATGTAGTAGGATCCTGACGCATAGTGCAATCAACCATAATATAATCACCTGCTTGGAGTTCATTCCAATCCATATCCATACTCAATCTACCTGAGTGTTCATTCCACCCTATCCTACGATTTTGTTGAGAGTTAGTAACCCAGTCTAATGTTTCCAGATATTGAGATGTTAAGAAGTAATGTAATATTTGTCCATGCGTCATCGCATAGATGTCATTCAAAAAGATTTGATATTTAATATTGAATATGTTACCTGGAACTATACTTGAAGCACCAATACTTGTATATACATGATTGATACCTAATAGTCCTGGTGGTGTTGAAATATAATTGTTAACACCATACCATGTAGTTGATCCTTGCTGAGTTTCTGATTGAGCTGCAGTTTTAATTGCATCAGTAACCTCAACCTTCATCCATGCACGATAACTTCCATTATAATGATACTCTTGGTAGTAATCAATTGCTTCTTCTACCAAGTCATCCAGTTGCTCAGTCGCCACATTAATATCTACCGTAGGATACCCTAATCTACGAAGAGCATAGTCTTTTAACTCTGTTTTAGTTGCAGGTCTAGTTGTGGACATTTATTTTAAGCGAATGAGGAAATAGTCAAGTTAGTTACATCATTAGCACCAACGGTCTCTCCAACCTTGAAGAATCCGTCAACGGTATCAACTGTAATTGCATTAGTACCAAGGGCAGTAATGACTCCAGTTGTACCAGAGGTTCCACCTGTTACAGTTGCACCAACTTCCATCGTTGTGATATCAGATAGAGCGAATGTAGCATTAGTGAATACAGCAGCAGTGTTAATCGTTGCACCGTTTCCGTGAATTGCGGATACAGGGAAGGATGCAGTGCTACCATGAATAGCAGAAATAGGAATAGTAGCAAGACTACCATGAATTGCTGTAACATCAAAGGTAAGAGCAGCACCGCCACCTCCACCAAGTTGTGCGTCAGCAACAGTAACTGTTTCATTAGCAACCCAAGAATCACCATCATTAACAACAGTCACTGTAGCAGCACCATTAGAATCTACTACAATAGTAAAGGTTGCATTCTGACCAGATGCTTGAGAACCATAATCAGAAGCACCGATATTATATGTACCAGCAGTCCTTGATGCGTCAGCAGCACCGATATTACCTACAGTATTAATACCAGAGGCATTAGCATTAGTAATTGTCAATACTTCAGATGCTGCATAACCAGATCCATCATCATTGATAGTTACTCCAGTAACAGCACCATTTGCACCAACTGTGATGTCAACAGTTGCACCAGTTCCAGATCCAGATGATGTAGTTGCGATAGCAGATCCAGCTGAGTATCCAGTACCAGCAGCACTAATAGAACCAAGGGTCTTAGCACCACTTGCGTTAGCGTTAGTAATTGTGATTACTTCTGATGCTGCATAACCAGATCCATCGTTATTAATAGTAACTCCAGTTACAACACCAGAACTTACAGTAACATCAACTGTCAATCCAGTTCCTGAACCAGCAGAAGTTGTTGCGATTGCAGATCCAGCAGCGTATCCTGTACCACCGTTACTAATAGATCCGAGTGTCTTAGCACCAGAAGCATTAGCATTAGCAATGGTTAGAGTTTCACCAACAGCATATCCAGATCCATGAGCATTAAGTGCGATACCAGTGATAGCACCACTTGCATCAACACCAGTAATATTAACTGTTGCAGAAGATCCAGATCCAGATGATGTAGTTGCTATAGCAGATCCAGTAGCATATCCAGTTCCACCAGATAATGTACCAGCGTTAAGAGTATCAACACCACCAAGATTAGAGTTAGTAATAGTTAATGTATCTCCTATTAAATATCCAGATCCAGCAGCATTTAGAGCAATTGCTGTAATAACGCCGTCTGCATTAACTGTAGTATCAACTGTTAATCCTGATCCAGTTCCACCAGAGGTTGCTACTCCAGTACCATTAGAGAATCCTCCAACACCACCAGATGAAATAGATCCAAGTGTTACAACAGATCCAGGAGTAGGATCTCCAGATAGATTCAATGTTAATGTTGTTGATGTAGCAAGGTTATCCAACATTGCCTTAAGTTGTGCATAAGCATTATCAAGTTTTGCTTGTACTCTTGCTTCTGTATAGTAAAGGTTAGTACCTTCTGATAGTCCACCAGTATTATGATTGCTTAGGTTTGCTGCTTGAGTAGCAGTTGCAGGAGTGATATCAGCAGATCCATCGAAGGATGTACCACCAATATTCCTTGCTGTTGCTAAGGCAGTTGCAGTAGAAGCATTACCAGATACAGCACCAGTAAACTGAGTAGCAGTTAGAACACCTGTGCTTGGGTTGTATGTTAATCCAGTATCAGTTTCAATTCCTTGAGAACCTGTTGCTCCATCAACAAATGTTGGATATACAGTCTCGTCTGTGCTATTGTTAGCAGTTGCAGTAACACTTGTTGCATCTGTTGCTAATGTTGCTGTTGCAGCATTACCAGAGGTGTCCTGATTACCAGCAGCATTAACACCTGGGAGGTTAATGTTAGCAGAACCATCAAAGGATACACCACCAATTGTTCTTGCGGTTGTTAGTGCAGCAGCAGAAGTTGCTGTTGATGCGTTACCAACTACAGCACCAGTAAACTGAGTAGCAGTAAGGATTCCTGAACTTGGATTATATGTCAATCCAGTATCAGTTTCGATTCCTTGTGTGCCAGTAGCACCATCAACGAATGTTAGATATGTTGTCTCGTCAGTAGAGTTATTTGCTACTGCAGTAACATTAGTTGATTCAGTGGCAGTGTCTGCGTTACCAGTGACATTACCTGTAACATTACCAACTACGTTACCAGTAAACTGAGTAGCAGTAATGATTCCTGAACTTGGGTTATATGTAAGACCTGTGTCTGAATCTATAGTCTCAGATCCAGTTGCAGCATCAGCAAATACCAAGTAATGAGTAGCATCTGTGCTGTTGTTTGCCCAGATTTGTACTCTTGTTGCTGTAGTACATGTATCAGCATTACCTGTAACATTACCTGTTACATTACCAGTTAAGGTTCCTGTAATAGCAGTGATGTTTGCAGCATCTGCATAGATATTCTGCCAACGAACTGTATTAGTACCAAGATCATATGAACTATCTGAAGCAGGATTAAGATCCTTAGCAGTAGAAGTAGCACCTGTAAGGTTACCAACTAAATCTGCAGTAATTATATTAGCAGCAAAGTCACCAGATCCGTCACGTAAGACTAAGTTGTTTGCAGCGTTTGTACTTGCAGAAGCAACGTTAATTGTTGTATTACCAGAAACACCATCAGCATTTGTTAGTGTAATACCAGAGGATGCTGTAACTTGAAGTGTTCTCTGAGCATAAGTGTTAGCAGCAGTTCTTACAACATATCCTGTGCCACTCATTGCTGCCAAAGCAGTGATATCAGCATCAACGAATGTTGTAGTAATGCTTACATCAGCAGATCCGTTAAAGGATACAGTACCAGAAACAACACCAGCAACTGCGATATTTCTTGCAGTTTCAAGTGTAGTTGCTGTAGATGCATTACCTGTTAGAGCAGCAGTAATTGTTCCTGCAGCAAAGTTACCCGATGAGTCACGATTAACAACTGTAGATGCTGTATTAGCAGTTGCTGTATTCATACCATCCAGCAAGTCTACGTTAAGGTTATTGACCTTAGTTGTAGATGCAACTACAAATGGTGCAGTACCTTGAGCAAGTTGAGAAATTATTTGTCCATCAACTGTTGCTGTACCATCTACATTTAAATTATTGTCTATATCTACTGAAGTACCTGCACCAGTTACATGAACTGATCCAACTCTTAAAGCACCATCAGTACCTGATAATACTTCAGAACTATTAGTTGCACTTGTTAGGAATGCGAATTCGGAGGAGGATCTGTCGAAACCAAAGAAGCCGATTTTAGCAGAGCCGTCGTAGTAACGGAACTCAACACCCCTATCCTTAGCATCATTAGAAGATGGTGCTGTGTCACCACCCAAAGTAACAATAGGGTCATCGTAAGTTGTGACCGTACTGTTGACTGTAGTTGTTGTTCCATTAACTGTAAGATTACCTGTGACTACAAGATCAGATTGTAATGCCGTATCACCAGCAACCTGAAGTTCTCCTGCAGATACGATATTACCATTGTCAGTATCAACTGTAAATTTATCAACACCTGCAGCATTCTGTACTTTAAAGAATTTATTATCTGCTTTAACTATTGTCTGATCATTAACAGTTAATGTGCCAGAAATGTCAGCATTATTATTAAGATCTAAACTTCCTGTTAACTCTGTATTGCCGTAGACTCGTGCCCCGCCACCAACTGCTAAGTTCTTAGCTGTACCAATACCACCAGAGAATCTTGCAGAACCATCAGCAGCGTATGACCCTGTTAGAGTTTGCTCTGTGTTGTTAGTGAATGTATTAACACCAGATGTTCCGAATGTATCGTTGATCTGTGTAGCATCACCAACAGTTAATGTACCAATTATATTTGTATTACCGTTATCTGTATCAACACCAAACTTCTCAACTGCAGAACCATTTCTGATAGAGAAGACTTCGTTTGCCTCATCAATAACAACTGAGTCATTGACATTAATTTGACCATCAACTTGTAAGGTTCCTGAAATTACAGTATTACCATTATCAGTATCAACTGTAAACTTATCTGCAGCAGCTGCAGTTTGAACCTTGAACATCTTGTTGTCAGACTTGACAATAAGATCATCCTGAATAGTTGCTGTACCATCTACATTAAGTGTAGTATCAAGATCAACTGCACCTTTAATGTTTAGATCTCCTTCACCTACTGCATTACCAGTTGAGGAAGCAATTGTAAACTTATCAGTTGTACCAGATCTAACTGCAAAGTTAGCATCAACATCTACAGTTCCATTAAACTCAGCATTACCATTCTGTGTTAGTGTACCTTCAGATGTAATATTACCTGTAGCACCTAAGACTGTAAACTTAACTGTGTCTCCAGAATTTTTCTTACCAACGAAAAGACCTTCGCCAGATCCTGTAGCACCAACATGTAAGTTCTGGTTAACACCAGCACCACCATATACTCTTAGGTTAGAAGTGTTATGGTTTGAATAGGAAGGATTGTAAGAAACACTTGAACCAGCCCTGATCTTATATCTGACCTGCAACCAGTTCCGTAAACCCCAACTCTCAGTTCCACTATCTCTCTGGTTGAAGTCTCCGTTTAGATAGATGTCACTATTGAACAATACTGCCTTATCAAAGAATCCACCACCATCTACTCTTAATGCACCATAGTCAGAACTCTGTATCTCATATAAGTCTGTAGAATTGTTTAGTGCAACGTTAGGAGCATCAGCAGATTCAAAGTGAACTAAATCAGCAATATTTAATTTACCTTCACCATTGGCATCACCATTATCTGTATCAATTGTAAACTTATCTACACCAGCAGCAGTTTGAACTTTGAAGAACTTATTGTCTGCTTTAACAATTGTTTGATCAGATACTGTTAGAGTACCTGCAATAGCAGTATTACCAGATGCTGCTACAATATTAAACTTATTACTATTAACATCTACGTTACCTGTAACAGCAAGAACTCCTGCCATTGTTAGGTTACCAGATGTAGTTACTGCAGTAATCTTAGCGTTGTTACTACCATCCTTAAGTATGAAATTCTTAGAAGCACCCTTGATTACTACTTCGTCAGTGAAGAGTGATGTACCTGTGACACCTAAATTAGTATCGATATCTACAGAACCACCAATATTAACACTACCACCGATTCCAGCACCACCTGCAACCACTAAGTCACCAGTAGTATTAGTAGTAGATGCTGTACCAGTTGTAAGTTTTAAGTTACCAGCGATGATCCCTGCATCTGTTCCAGAGAATACTTCTGCGGTATTTGTGGCATTGTAGAGGAATGTGAATGATCCTGCATGTCCTCCAAGATCGTTGGCCGAATCGTCGTAACCAAAGAATCCAACTCTTGCTTGAGAGTCGTAATATCTGAACTCAATACCTCTGTCCTTGTTATCGTCTGTTGAAGGAGCAGTGTCACCACCAAGAGTGATAATAGGATCATCCAGAGTAGTGACTGCTGAATTAATTGTTGTAGTCGTTCCATCTACTTG